TTGTTTTGTTAATTGTTTTGGTTATAACATTTAATGCTTGTAATGCAATGGATAAAATGCTATCCACAAGAAACAAATTAGCAAAGGGAAAACAATGAAAGAACAATTAGCAAAAGAAATAAGATCTAAACTTAGTGGTGGTGAAGGGTACGAACATTTTAGTCCATCAAGTTTAAACATACCTATTCAAAAATATATTATTTCGTATGTAGCTTCTACGCAAGTTATGAGAAGAGCAAATAAGGTTGGATACAAGGCTCATTTTGGGTCGTTATGCGGAACAGTAGCGGCAAGAATAGTCTCTAAATATATTTATGACAAAGCAGATAAGAAAGAAGTCAAGCCAGAAGCCTTTGAAAAAATATTTGAAGAAGAAAAAGAAAAAATAAATAAATTTAACGAACCCAAAGATGCAAGAGATGAGTATTGCAGAATAGAAATGCTACCTTCTTGCAAAGCCTCTATTGAACAAACTTTAAGGTTAGTGCAAACTGTATTTGGAAAACGAGAACTATCTAGTGAACGATATGTGCATCATAAACCAGAAGGTTTGGTCTTAGATATATTGGGTAGAATAGATTTTGAAAGTGAAGATAAATTTTTAGAATTAAAATCTAAACCAATTAATTTTAGAAAAAATAAAAATGGTTTTGCATCAGTCATTCAGAAACTACCTGATGATATAGATAAATGTGAACCAACCTACATGAAACAAGTTGCGTTCTATTGGGTAGCCAATGGCAGAAAAAAGAAACCTTACTTAGGTTATGTTAATCAGGAAACATATAAAATATTTGAACCAGAAAATGACAGGTTAGAATATTATTACCAACAATTATGTAACAAGGCATTTACCATACAGAATTTATTTGAAATTTCTAAAGGCGATCCTATGAAGATGGCACAGTATGTAGAAGCTCCTGATCTTAGTAATTTTTATTACTCTGATCTTACCGAAGAGCAGCAAGATATTACTAATAAATTGTGGAACTTGTAATGATGGATCAAAAAACTGTAAATAGAGTTATCCACCAAAAGAATAAAGACTTGTATAAGGTGGATGTATTTCAGTTGCAACATGAGATAAAAGAAAAAGAAAACAAAGAAAAAAAATTGAAACAAACAATAAAAATTATGATTGTCAGCTTTGTATTTTTGACAACTATAATGATTTCTAATTTGGATAAATTATCTGAGATAGAAAACAAAATGTTTAAATGGTGGATCAAACTTCCAGAAATTATTGAACATCCATTTAACAAAAACCTAAAATAAGAAAGGAACGAATGAAAACAAATATATACCAAAAACTACATAAGGCTTGTTGTGAAGCGAGTTCAGTTAAAAAAGCGGATAAGGTGGCAGGAATGAAATTTAATCCTCTACTAGCAGACAGCGTTCAATCTGTGGCAATGGAAGCTCTATTGTCTAATGGATTGTACCCAATATGCAATTATGAAAACCAAGTAACAGATAGTTTTATTATGACTACTTGTCATATGAAAATTTACGATGTGGAAAATCCAGAAGATTTTATATTGATTGCTGGAACTTCAGCCTTAGGAAATTTAGATAAGTTTGGTTCAGGTAATTCCATGACCTACTCAAAAAAGTATGCGTTCCTCAATGCACTAAATTTAAAAACAGGAATTGTAGACGAAGACGGCTACGACGCAAAGCCTTTCAAGTCTACCAAAGAATCACAAGCAAAAGCGAGTGGTAGCATCAATCAAACTCAGCCAAGAGCAGGAGAGGTTGATGTTGAGGATATTAAAAATGAATTTGCAAATGCTATTCATCTTCCAAGATTAAAATACTTGAAAGATACAGTTTATGCAGACCAGATTAAATATCTTAAAACTAAAAATCCAGATGGTTTTTCTGTACTCAAACAAGAGTATGAAAATCGTATGGAACAATTAAACAGCCAAAACTAATTGGCAATAAAAGGAGCAAACAACAATGGCAGACACAAATAAAGTGTATGTAAACTTAGTACCAAACCCTAACTATACAGAGGGGTCAAATCTTCCTGTAATGGTAGGACCTAAAAATGAGAACGCACCGACTGGTAAGAACTGGACTATTGGGTGCAAATTTCCTGACGGAACTTGGTATAATCAAGCAGCTTTCGTTTCAAAGGATGAGATCGGTGGATTAACAGTAATCCTTACACCATCTGGAGGTGCTGCAAAACCTGGTGGAAATAACAACTTTTCTGCAAAGCAAAATTATGCTAAACCTAACACAGGATTTAAAAATCAATTTTAAAAGAAATTGAATTAAATCTCGTTCTCATGGTGGGTTTTTGCGTAGCCATTTTCCCTTTCACTTAGGCTATTAGCTTTTTGTTTCCCACCATGAGAGTAAAAAACAAAGGAGTATTATGTTGAGTAGAGAAAATATAAAAGTTTTAAGATACTTGGTAAGTCTTGCAATAGAAACAAAAACAGATGTACCTAGTGACGACACACCCTTTGCAACCTTGAGTTCTTTAGAAGCCAAATTAACCCAGATGGAGATATCAGATGACCAAGCCAATAAATTTAGAAGAGCAAATCAAAAGTAAATTACGAAGCGAAAAAGATAAAGAGTATGGTGACTATGAAGTTAATTTTAATTTACTATCTATGCTTTGGTCGGTTGTTTTAAAAGATCATCTTCATAAAGATATTAAACCACATCAAGTGGCTCAATGTATGGTAATGTTAAAGATGTTACGCACCACAGAAAAATATAAATCAGATAGTTATTTAGATGCTAGTGTCTATTTAGATATGGCAAAAGAACTACATAAAAAGTTATAGACAAAAGGGTTAAAATATGATTAAAAAAAGGAATATCGGTAGTTGTTTGTTTGAATACATAGAAGAATACGACACCGAAGAGAATGCTGCAAAAGGAGAACAAGGTTCTTTTGTAGAAGTAAAAATTGGCAAACTCACTTTTGTGAGAGCCTTAATTACAAAGGAGAAATCAGATGGAACTGAAAATCCGTTTGCAAAAGCTGAAGGACCTACAGCAAAAGAAACATGATAAGTTTCTGGAACTAAGGTCTAAAGCGAACAAGTATCATCAACAATCAATTCAGTTGATGAACCAAGTTGTGCAGACAGAAGATCAATTATTGTCAATCAGATAGTAATTGGTACATAAAAAAAAACAACAATAAGTTGTAAAACAACTGAAGGGAAACTATGCTTAACACTAAACAAAACAAAGAACTAGATCAAATATTAAACTTCACACCTTACTCACAATTAACGGAACGAGAAAAACTTATTTACTCTGTAGCTGCAAGGAATGGATATAACCTTGGCTTAAAACATAAGAAACAATTAGATAGAGTGGAAGCTCTTTCTTTTAATAAAGAAGTAGTAAAAGTAAAGTACATAAATAAAAACTTTTCTAGCAAAATTACCAACAAAACTAAAAAGATTGCGGAAGATATTATTAATAAAACTTTAGATATGTATAATGTTTCTTTGGAAGATTTTATATCTATTAAAAGAATACATCCTATTGTTCAAGCAAGATCAGTTTCTATTAATTTAATTAAAGAGATATTAAATATATCATTAAATTCTATCTCTATGTTTATTGGCAAAAGAGATCATAGTACCATGATCCATCACATACGAATGAAACATAACAAGGAACATCTTTGGCAAGAAGGCAAAAGAATCTGGGAAGATTACGATAAGATTAAATACTCTTTGTAATTATTTTGATTTTTTACCTTTAGACTTCATTATTTTTTTCTTCAAAGCTGAAGGCAAAGTTTTTTGTTTAGATGTTAATTTACTTTTTCCTTTTGATTTACCATACATAATGTGTTCTCCTTTTTTCTAATTGGTTGTTGTTAAGGTATATATCAAAACAGGTTTTATGGCAAAACAATTTATGCTCTGCATTGATAATCCAACCACCATTGGTAGTTCTATGTTCTTGGTTACAAATACCGCAATGACCTACAAGAAATTCTTTTACTTTTTTTACCACGCTTTGCAGGACCAATATCTTGCACTAAGTTTATTGGTAGCGGTAGCACAACGATGCCTAGCTCTGAAACTTTTTCTTCTTGCAGGAATGTTTTTTTTAATACTCATCTTAGGATCTCCAAAGCGAACTAACTTAACTTTGCTGCCTGACTTTGCTAGGACTGCAGACTTCTTAGATTTGCCTGGGGTTTTTTTTGGCTTGTTGTAACCAGAAAATTTTTCACCTCTGTAAGTAATCATAAACCTATTTGTCTAAATGGATTTTCTATTTGCTGTACTTTAACATAAAATATTTTAGCAAACAATTTATAAATTATTTTTTTCATTATTTATCTTCATATGTTTTAACATTGGGGTTTTCTTTTTTATACTCTTTTTTTAAATCTTCCCACAATGAACCAGTAGGTCTAGTTTTTTCTCCAGCACCAATCCCTTTGCAATATTGCACTAACTCAGAAAAGTTTTTATTTGAAGCTAAAGCTGAATTTTTATTAACCGAACCACACTTTTTATACAGTTCTAATTGCTGTTTAAGCTTGGCATTTTGCTTTGAAGTTTTGCAATCAGTTCCTAAATATTTTCTAAAAGTTAATCTTAATTCTTCTGAGTTTCTGTTGTTATCATTAAAACTGCTATCGTTCTGATTATAATCGTCTTGTCTGCCTGTAATAGTAAGGTCTACTTCTCCACACCTAGAAGCACCATCATTAAGATAATCATTTCTAGCTTCTGCTTTAAAACAGATTAGAAATAAACTAACGATTAAGGTCTTTAATATCGTAGTCATGTTCTCGTACCTTGTCGCTGAGCACTTCGTATAAGCTCTCTGCCATCGTCCACGTTGCTTCTGCTGCAGACAATCTTGTTTTTAAATCATTAATTTGATCTTGAGCAACACCCAAATCTCTTTCCATATTAACAATGTGTTGTTCAGAAGCATTAATAGTGTCGGTTAGATTGACTACATACTTAACGCCTGTAAATGTTCCAACCAGAACAGAAGCAATGACTGGTACTAATATAATATTTTTTTTAAATAGTTCTGCTATATTCATCTGTCTGCTAATCTATCCATATGAGAATATATCCTGCCTATAACTTTATCTAAAGACATCATCTCACTTTTAAGCATAGCTACAATCGTTGAAAGTTCTATCAGTGTAACCAATGTCCATGTAGCCAATCCCATTAATATAGTTCCCAAAAGTGCTATTAACATTGTGTTAGTTTTTCTACTCATATGTTCTTGCTCTTGATTTGAATATGCTTTAAGACTCTGCCTGATTTTAGTTTATAGCCAGTAGTTCCGTTGCCATTAATATTAACTTCTTTTCTAGCTTTCTTTAGAATTTTGTTGCTATGCTCTATTTTGCCTTGTTCATAGTTCTTAGCAATTAAATCTTTTAGTCGTTCTCTCATTTAAACATATCTGAGTTAGGAGATTGGGATGATACACTTCTTTTAAATTCTTCCATACTTTTGCAAGTACATCGCTTAGTAGATTTAAACACAAACAGCTCACGCCATAGTTTGTTTTCCATTCTGCTGAAAAAGGTAAGTAATTTTCTTAAAATAAAGTTGCGTATTATACTATACCAAGACTCTTTCTTGCAACCACAAAATTTTCTCATAGCGGTTTCCCCTGACCACGAGCAAATTTCTTTTTTTTATGAGCTTTGGAGTGTCTACCTTTTCTTACTACCTTTGACTTTTCTAGCTTTGCTACTCCGTGAATACTTTTTTTTGCCATAACCTAATCCTTGTTGCGATAATAAACTTACTTTCTTTGAATACTGTGAACTGAAGGATTTGTAAATATCTTTTGACATTATTTTTTTTTTCTATTCATTAGCTTATCAGAAACTTTAGAGCCAAAACTTGCTGTAAACACAATAATTACAAGATACCATACACTATCAGGTAGGTCATTTATGATGGAAACCCACTCCCTAAAGTTATCTCTTGTTTGTGGAAACCAACCAGTGGTAAGCATACCAATCAACCAGAACATTAATACCTCATCTTTGATTGTATTGTTTTGACTTTTAATTCTAGTTATATCCACATCTTTTGCAGCTTCTATTTCAGCAGCTCTGATAACTTTTACTTTTTCTGCTTTGTGTTTAAAATGAGACGATACTTTATCTACTCCCATCTTGACTAAAGGATTGTTAAATAATTTTAATAAATGTATCATTTTATTACCAAGGTTTGTACATGGTTTTACCATCTTCATTTCTGGAAGCAATAAGATATTGGTTTCTATTGCTCTCTTCATTATAAGACACATGAATCCAACCAGAGTTAGGCTCTCCCTTTTTATAAAATTCTAAGATAAGCTGATCTATTTCTAAATTATTTCTGATCCACCAAGCTAATTCTTTATTGTCAATAGAAGGTATCTCTAGGTCTGCCGCTTTTCCTTCGGCATGTTGGCTAGTAATTTTTGATCCTATAGCAACACACAATTCTTGAGACCGATAGCCTGATGAAATAATAACAGGTTTGTCAAATTCAGAACGAATAGGTTGTAATACATTCATACAAAGTTTTTTTAAATTATCAATATGACCTGGAGACGGGTTGTTAGGTATTCCCTTGCGTTCCGCAGTTTGTGACTTAGTAAGTTCTGATAGGTTAAAGTTAGCTGATAATTTCATTGTATTGTTCCATCTTCATCTACATATAGCAGTTTTACTTTTAAGTCTTTTTGTTTTTTACTAGGAGATCTATTAATTTTATCTCCTTTTTTATTAAAACAACTTTTGTTTTTCCTATATGATACAGACTTAACATCATAATTAGTATACTCTTTTGTCTTAATATTAAAAGTAACAATATCTATAGGACCAATTCCGCCAATAGCTTGAAATACAATCGTATCAGGTTGCTTTGCAAGGTGAGCTAAAGCAATTAATTCTGATATAATCCCTTTATTTTGTTTGTAATTAATACCCATAACCTACAAGTTGTATAACTATATATAGTGTATGTGTAAAGACTATGTACTAGATGTGGATAGGCAATTAAATTTATAAAATATTTTTTCTTTATTAACTAGAGATTCTTCTAAAATATTAATAGCTTTAATAGATGTTTGATAACCAGCTAAAGCACATTCTTTATGAGTATTATATAATTCTAAGTCCTGTATTCCTTCACCACAAGCACCATAAACAACAGAACAAGCGTAAACAATTAACATAAATTTCATATTATTTATTAAACCATTCCATAAAACCAGTAACCATACCAGCTATTATTAATAATATCCATAAAGCTCCTTTACCTCTATTAATATCTGCTCTTAGATTTTTTTGTTCGTCTTTTAATTCCTTAATCTCTCTGCAGATAAACTCTAATTTTACTTCAGTAGAAGATTGCTTTGCCATTATCTTGCTGTTGCTGGTATTCCTGTTGAGGTAGTAAATGGGGATTCTGCAAAAGCCATGTAGATGTATTCACTTCCAGATGTATTTGATCCTCCATCTGTTCCTCTAAATTTAAAACCATTGCTTAAAAAATCTAAATTTAATGCACCGCCTGTTGCTTCAGCATTATTAACATCGGCAATTAAAAATTCATCTACTAAATTAAAAGGATCTCTTTTATTATCAAATATATTCCAGCCTTGACCAGCACCATCGTATCTTTTTACCATAACAAAAGCTGGTTTAAAACCTGTGTACACAAATGTACCATCAGCATTTCCATTTCCAGCATACTCTCCAAACTTGCTGTAGCCTTTAACATCTGCAAAGCAGTAAGCAATTATATTTGCACTTGAAGCATTAGCATTAACACTTGTACCTACAGAAAATACTGTGCTAGTTGGATTGGTGCTTTGAAACATTCCATCTGCTGAGAAAGCTGCATTTAAATTTAATTGTCCAGAACCACTATTTCCATAACCAACATGATACACTTGCCAATTTCTTACATTACTTCTGTCTTTTATAATAATCATTTTAGGAACAGAGCCTAATCCATGAGCTATCGTTCCATTACTTCCTGTGCCTGTCCAAGAAATTATAGAAAATCCAGCATCTGTACTTACACTTCCAGCACTATCAATACTTCCAACTCCTGTTGAACTTGCGTCATTGGTAAAGGATGTTCCAGCTTTCCAGTTCCAACCGACATAAGTATCATTGTTTGCATTGACATTCCCTGAACTTCCTACACTGAAACCATCTGAACCAAATGCTGTTATAGAGTTAGCATCTGTATCTTCTGCATTGGTTAAATTAGAAAATAGTATTTTGGTTGCACCTCTAACACTATCAGCTAACATATGTGAATTAGCACCACCTCTTTCTTTAACCCAAACCCAATTTGGTAAAAAACCTACTCCTGTAATAGATTTTGTTCCACCATTACCAGTATAAAGAACTGTATTAAAAAATTCTCCTGGGTTATCTATAGTTGTATAAGCCATTATCCATGCTCCGCTAAGTTTTTGCTACAAAGAGCAAAGTAGCCACTAGGTACTGCATACTCAAAATTTCCAAATCCATTACCATCAGCGTTGCTTGATGAAATTGCAAAAGGTGGAGAGCCGAAGTTAAATTGCCAAGTGCTTGATTCTCCGTCATGTTGATCTGAAACTGCAAAATAATAAAAACCACTTGAGGGTGTGGTTAAATCAAAAGCTGAACCTGTACCTGTTGAACCAGAAGTAGGATCTCCAGAATTTTGAAATGTTCCGTTTTTACTCCAATAAATCTTATTATTATCTAAGTCTAATGCTATTCCTATTATATCTCCAACATCATAATCATCTCCATAAGAACTAGATGAACCATTATTTCTTTTTTTACCTCCATCGCTACCATCTCCAATGTATGAATAGCTATCAGCATTATTACCAACTCCCATACTTGTTGCGGTCGCAACACTTCCAACAATTCCTATCCAGCTTAATGCTGGAAAATTTCCAGTTGTTTGTGCTGTCCATTTTATTTCTGCATACCATTTTCCACTTGAAACACCTATTGTTGAAGTAAGAGATGCATAAGAAGCATCACTTTGTGCTATTTGTAAATTACCTTCTGAAAAAGTACCTTGACCATAAAAATTATCAAGCAGATTCATGGTTGCAAAATTATTAGTACAGGTATCTGTAGATTGATCTACTGCTGTAAGGTTATTAACTGTAAAATGATGAGTATTACCAGATGTGTCTGCACCTAAACCACTAGCATTTGCAGAAGTTCCAGCCTGTTTAAATTCTAAATAAAATCCATTTGTTCCAAAAGTTAAACCTGATACATCTATTGGTTTCCATATAGTTGGAGAGTCTTCATCAAATTCTCCAAAGGATGTTGGTGCTAGTGCTTGACCATCTATAAAACAAACTTCTGACATGTAGCCATTAAACTTACCAGTGCCATTAAATACATCTCCTAAATAAACTGTTCCAGTATCTCCTGCTGTATTTACTTGAGTATCTTCATTTTCATCTGGATATGTTGCTGTTGCCAAAGAAGTTTCTTGAACTCCATTCACATATAATTTTACTCTATTAGAAGCCGTTCCTTGTGTTGTATCAACTGCTAATACTATGTGATACCAAGCTGAGGGATCTCTAAACAATCTATTTGTTTTAACATCAAATCCACTTGGTTCTATTCTTATATTATCGTCTCCTTCGAACCTTATATTAAAATGGTCAGAGCCTGTAGATGATGAATAATCTCCTTGACCAAATAAACC